AGCAGAATAAACTCTATTGGGTTTATATCGACATTCTATCCAAAGAATTAGGCCATAGCAAAGACGAAATGCACGAGTTGGTAAAATATAAGTTTCTTAAATTAAAACGCTTTATATCCATTGTAAATGGCAAATCTGTTATCTTAGCATTGGAGGATGGAATTTATGTTGATGTGAACACCGGTGAAATTTACGACATTGAAAAAGTTGAGCCTTATGAGAAGATTGGATCAACAACCACCTTAACAAAATCAGAGTTTATTGATTTTATCGACAATCTAATTACTTGGGCCAAAGACTTTCTGAACATTACCTTGCCATCGCCAAACGAGCAACAAACAATAAATTATTAAATTATGGACTTATTCAACCAACCACCACTAACATCAAAACAAATTGGAATACTTCGTGCCGAAAATAAGCAAGAAGAAATAGAACCAGGATGGCAGGACTTCGCCATTGCCAAGTTCAAAGAGTTTCTATCCTTTAACCATCAATTTATTACTGAGGACTTTCGATTATGGGCAGAGGCTAATGGACTAAGCCAACCACCAGAGCCGAGAGCCTACGGAGCATTAATATTGAAAGTGCAAAAGAAGGGATTGATACAATGGAATGGAACGTATCAGGAGATGAAGGAGAGCAAGTCGCACGGATGCCCAAAAAAAGTTTGGGTAAAAGTTAGTTAATTAATAACAATTTAAAAAAAACAAAAAAATGACAAAATACGAATTGCATTATGCAGATATAAATTTAGGTTTAGAAGCAGATGTGCCTTGTTATAAATATGAAACATTTAATGAGTTAATAGGGGCTTGTAGATGCAGAATTAAACAAACACTTGAAACCGTATATTTATTAACTTATGAAATTGATTATCAAGACAAAATAAATCCTAATCCAAAATTTCCAGAAACAGAAGTTTTTGTAACTTCAAGTCCATCTGCATTAAATTTGCATTTAGACAACATTAAAAATAAACTTTGGTATCATAAAAACATTGCAATAAATAAAATATTTTTGCAAGAATATGAATCCTATGAGGATGCTTATCAAGTTGCAATAATGATGAAAGAAATATCACCACTTTGTTATAGAAAAAACAAATAAAAATGTTGTAATCCAATTTAATTTACTATCTTTGCAAAAGTTCTTATAGATAATTAATAGTTGTGTGGAAGACAACTAATCAAAAATAAAGGTGGAAACACCGATATAAGCGAACCTCGATAGACTTCTTCCACAAGTTTATTGAGGTTTTTGCTTTTAATACATTATGGAAGATATTACTTGGAACATTGATAACAATGATAAATTCAAAGTATCAATTAAATTACGCTCAGGGAAAGAGATAAAAATCGAAGATACTACAAGTACAGGAATAAAAGATTTAAGCATTGCAGAACTGCAAGAAACTAACAAAAAGCTATCAGAAACAATTTCACTTTTAAATCAAATGTTAAAATAAATATTATGAAAAACCCTAAAATTATTAAACAATACGTAAGCGAAGATAATGTATTCCTTATAAAAGCATTTAAAACAACTTCAAATGAAATTGTAATAGAAACATCTGAATATGTTGATGGAAAAAATGTAATTAAGCAATTTAGTATTTCAAAACAAACTGCTATTTCGTTTGCTCAAGATATGCTTAAAAAAGCAAATGAATTAAAATAGTTATTATGAATGGATGGATAAAAGTAGAACGAAGTTTGTTAAATCATTGGATTTTTCAAGATTCAGTTAAATTTAGAATATGGATTGGTTTACTATTAATTGTAAATCACTCAGACCAAAAAGTAAACATTGGATTAAATATTTATGATTGCAAGAGAGGTCAATCTGTAATGAGTTTACTAAGCTGGGCAAACACATTTAAAGTGTCTAAAGACTACATAAGAAACTTTTTTAAACTTCTTGAAAAGGATGGTATGATTACAATTGAAAACATTAAAATATCTACACGGATAACTATTTGCAATTATGATACTTACCAAGATACACCAAACGCAAATCCAACGACTAACAAACGCAAACCAAACGCAAACCAAACGCAAAGTCACCCAAACAAGAATGATAAGAATGATAACAATGAAAATAATGAAAAGAATTTATTGGCAGAACGCCAATTGAACTTCCGAAATGAAGTATTTTCTTTTTCCTATGTCTATCACGAAACTATGTTACAAAAGTTTTATGACTATTGGAGTGAAAAAACAAGAGTAGGTTATAAAATGAAAATGGAAACTCAAAAAACTTGGGAAACTCAAAAAAGATTAGCAACTTGGAGTAAAAATAATTTTGATAACGAAAAAACAATTAAAGAACAACCAAGACCAATGGTACATTAATTATGAACATAACAATAATTGACAAAGCAGATAAAAAGGAATATTCAATTGATATTTCCAAAGGTGGCGAAAATAAACAGATTTGCCCAGCGTGTTCACACGAAAGGAAAAAGTCAAAAGATAAATGTTTTAGCTACAACGCACAAAAGGAAGTAGGAAGTTGCTCACATTGTGGCAGAGCCTTTTACAAAAAGTTAGAGAAAGCAGAAAACAATTATCAAAGAATTGAATATAAAAGGCCCATTTGGAAAAATGACACTACACTATCAGAAAAATTAGTAAAGTGGTTTGAGGGCAGAAAAATAAGCCAAAAAACACTTTTAAAGGCAAAGATTACAGAAGGCATTGAATGGATGCCACAAGTAAATGGAAACATCAACACGGTACAATTTAACTATTTTAGGGATGGTGAATTGATAAACGTAAAATATCGCACTGGCAACAAACAATTCAAATTAGCCAAAGATGCTGAGTTAATTTTTTACAACTTGGATGCAGTAAAAAACTGCAAAGAAATAATAATTGTTGAGGGTGAAATTGATTGCCTAACACTTATGGAATGTGGAATTGAAAATGTTATTAGCGTTCCTAATGGTGCAACGATAGGTAAAAACAACCTGACTTACTTAGACAATTGCATAGACTTATTTGATGAAGATACAAGGTTTATATTGGCACTTGATAACGACCAAGCAGGAAACTCACTAAGAGATGAATTTGCCCGAAGATTAGGAGTTGAGAATTGCTCAAAAGTAGCGTTCAAAGACTGCAAGGATGCAAATGAATGCTTGGTTAAGTATGGAATGGATGGAGTATTGGAAAGCATAAACAACAAAATAGAGTATCCATTGGTAGGCATATTTACCTCCACAGACTTAAACGAAGAGATAGATAATTATTACAACAACGGATTGCCACAAGGAGAAACAATAGGCTTAGAAACATTTGATGAAAACCTTAAATTTCATTTAGGATACATCACAACGATTACAGGCATCCCAAATCACGGAAAGTCGGAGGTATTAGATTTTATTTGTGCATCGTTAAACATTCGTGCCGGGTGGAAGTTTGGTTTATTCAGCCCTGAAAACTATCCTTTAGAACTTCACTTTAGCAAGTTTGCTGAGAAATTAATAGGCAAAGCATTTGATGGAAATTACAAAATGAATAAGATGGAGTTAGACTTAGCCAAAGATTACTTTTCAAAAAACTTCTTTTTCATAAAACCCGAAAATGATTTTAAACTTGAGGATATTTTGCGGATGGTAAAAAGTTTAATTAGAAAATACGGAGTAAATGCCTTTGTAATTGATGCTTGGAATAAACTTGAACATAATGAAGATTCAACACATTATGTTTCAAAACAATTGGATATATTGGCAACATTTTGTGAAAGAAACATGGTGCATTGTTTTCTTGTAGCACACCCAACAAAGATTATGAAAGATAAAAAAACGGGATTATTTGAAGTGCCAAACCTTTACAACATAAATGGATCTGCAAACTTCTTCAATAAAACTCACAACGGATTAACCGTATATCGCAACTATGATTCCAAGAAAACAGAAATTTACATACAAAAAGTAAAATTCAAACACTGGGGGCAGTCAGGCACAATGTGTTCATTGGGATGGCATTTTATCAATGGCAGATATTATACATTTATTCCCGACAATACCAATTGGATATTAGGCGAAAAGAAACAAGTAGAAGCATTTGAACTACCACCAACCCAAATAAAGCCCAACGGAGCATTCGACACACCAATAAACAAAAAAGATAATTGGGACTTTATCACAAAGAATGAATTTTCAGATATTGGCAACGATGCATTTTAACAAACTGACAAACAAATAAAAAAAGTAAGGCTATAAACTGACAAAAAAAACTTTTAAAATTTGACAATTAAATAATTTGTATATTTGCACAATGGCAAAGTGTGTTAAAATGCGATAAAATGGCAATAGGCAAAAAATCAGGCGGAGGAAGTCGTAAAGGAAAACCAAACAAACTGACTAAATCAGTTAAGGAGGCTTTTGAGATTGCTTTTAATGAATTGCAATCCGACAAAAAAGCAAACTTGGCAACGTGGGCAAAAGAAAACACAACAGACTTTTATAGATTGGCGGCAAAGCTAATCCCAACATCACTGAATGCCGACCTTACATCTAAAGGCGAAGAAATAAAACAATGGACTGTTGTAATAACAGATGGAGATAAAAGTAAATAAAGTTTATTCTCAAGCATTAACAAGCCAAAAGAGATATTTAGTTTTGAAAGGCGGAGCAGGAAGTGGAAAATCTATTTTTGCAGTCCAAAAGTTAATTTTAAGAGTTACCTCAGAAAAAAAACATAGGATTTTATGTGTTAGAAAAGTTGCCACCACATTAAGAAACTCAATCTATCAATTGGTGATTGATAAACTTATTGAATACGAAATCTATTCAGAGTTCACCATCAACAAATCGGAAATGAGATTTACTCACAACCCAACAGGAAACGAATTAATCCTGCACGGTATGGATGACCAAGAGAAAATCAAATCTATTGCCGGGATTACATCAGTTTGGTGTGAAGAAGCCACCGAGTTAGACGAATTAGACTTTAATCAGTTAGAGTTAAGGGTAAGAGGTGAAACAAGCACCTACAAACAATTTATTATTACATTCAATCCAATATCAGAACAGCATTGGTTGAAAAAAAGGTTTTTTGATAATCAAGACAGCGAAACTTACATACTTAACACCACCTACAAAGACAATTCATTCTTAGACGAGGATTACATTCACCATCTGCAAGAAAGAGTTAAGGCGAACCCAAATCTATACAAAGTTTATGTTTTAGGTGAATGGGGCAAGGTAGATTTTGGAGGTGAGTTTCTTAAAAGTTGGAGTACAATAAAACACACTTCAATAGTTTCTTATGATCCATCACTTGCTATTTGGTTATCATTCGATGAAAACGTAAACCCTTATTTTCCATGTGGCATTTTTCAAGTTAGCGATGAGAATGAAATAAGAATGATTGATTGCATAGCACTGAAAAACCCCGACAACACAACAAAAGCAATGGGCAGGGCAATATTAGCCAAATTAAGACAATGGAGACATTCAGGCTTTGTTTATGTGTGTGGTGATAGTACATCGCAAAAAGACGATGTTAAGCAAGAAAAAGGATTTGATTTGTTTAGGCTATTGATAAATGAATTAGACGAAGTTAAACCTATCCGCAGAGTTGCCAAGTCAAATCCAAATGTACGACCATCTGCTGACTTCTTTAATGCTATTTTAGACTATCAAGAACAAGGGATTAGTTTTGTTGCCGATGAAAGTTGCAGAGTTGCGATTTTAGACTTTGAAAACACAAAGGAGGATAAAAATGGTAAGGTAGATAAAAAGACAGTTACAGACCCAGTTACCAAAGTAAGCTATCAGCCATACGGACACATAGTAGATTTAACACGCTACCTAATTACAACCGTATTCAGCAGTCAATATTCTAAATTCCAAACAGGATTAATCAAACCTTTTACAATTGTGGGCCGAGATGCAGAATACAAATCCACATCAAGATTTTAGTTACATAATTTGATTAAATAAAAAATTTTGTTACAATTTTGCATTATGGCAAGATTTTTAAAGACCTCCGATTATTCTTCAATTATCCAAACGGTTGACCTCAATCAAATTACCGAGAATGTAGTTCAGAATTTGTACGATAGTGAAGTTAAGGCAATCAGTAGAATGAGGACAAAATTAGTCCAAAGGTACATGGTTGACATTGAACTTGGAACGATGGATGCCTATTCATCAGCAAAACATTACAGGACAAGAGATAGAGTAATTGCAGGCGAAACGATAACCCACGTTAATGACTTTAATAGATGGGTAAAAACAACTAATTATGTTATAGGAAACATCGTTACTGATGACAATGGTTATGTGTACACAGCGATTGCCAATAGCACTAACCAACCTTTGACATTAACAGCGTATTGGACACCAATGACCAACATTGCAACCTCCAACGCTACTTATTGGGAGGTAGGCGATAATCGTTATCCTATGTTTGTTGAGTTGGCAATGGATATGACACTTTACAACCTACACGCAAGAATAAACCCACGCAACATCCCAGAGTTAAGAATTGAACGCAACAGAGAAGCCTTAGACCAATTAGACAGATGGGCAAGTGGCACAGATACAGCAGAAGTGCTTAACATCAACACAACAGATAGTACAGGGTATTCAATCAGATACGGAAATAGTTTAGACAAACAAGATAATTTCTTTAAATAATGGCTTGGTATAACGACATATTTAACTTTAATAAACCGCAGCCACAAAAGGCTAACATCCGCAAAACTATTGACTTTGAGCAGCAACTTCAAAGAGTAAGGCAGGATGCTCAATCATTCAATATTGCATTACAGGCGGCAGAAAGTCCAATGTACCCAAATAGATTCTTGTTGATGCAAACGTATCAACAGATTGTATTGGATGGGCAGGTGCAAAGTGCAATGTTGCAACGTAAGTCAAAAATACTTTGCAAAAAGTTTGTTGTTTGTGGCCCTGATGGTGAAATGGATGAAATTAAAACAGATTACTTTAATAAGAAATGGTTTTATGACTTTAGCAATTTAGCTTTAGATTCTATATTTTGGGGCTTTAGTTGTGTTCAATTTGGTCAGATAATTAACGACCAATATACCTCAGTTGAATTAATCCCACGTATTTATGTAGTGCCTGAATTTAGCTTAGTAAGAACAAACACAGCAACGGTTATTGAAGGCAAACACTTTGATGAGCCACCATACAATAATTGGTGTATTGGAGTAGGTGAAAAGAAAGATTTAGGTATTATGATGTACCTTGCACCTTATGTGATTTGGAAGAAAAATGCAATGGCAGCTTGGGCAGAGTTTGCAGAGGTATTTGGCTCACCTATTAGAATAGGCAAAACAGATGTCAGGGATGAATTGACACGCAAGAATATGGAGAATATGCTTCGCAATATGGGAGTAGCTTCTTGGGCAGTGTTAGACCTTAATGACAATATTGAATTGATGCAGGCAAGCAGAACAGATGCCTATGCAGTATTTGATAAGATGGTAGAGAGGTGCAATTCAGAGATTAGCAAAATAATCTTAGGTCAAACAGGCACAACAGACGAAAAAGCATACTCAGGCAGTGCGAATGTTCATGAGAATGTTGCCGATATGATTGCAAAGCAAGACACTTTAAAAATGCAATTTGTCATCCAAAATCAGTTAGTGCCAATGATGATTAGAAACGGATTTGACCTTGCAGGATGTACTTTTAAATATGACGATAGCGAAACAATGCCATTGGCAGAACAAGCTAAGATAGATGCCTCATTTATGCCTTATGTTAAGTTTGAACACGAATACTTGGAACATAAATATGGCATTGAACTGATGGATGAAGAAATGGAAGTGGAAACGGTTGCTAATAAACTTAAAAACTTGTATAAGTAGTGTGCGGATTTTGCGACATACAAAATATTGGTAAGGAAGTTGATCCACCAACACCATTTGATGAAAACGACTTTAATCGTTTCGCAAATGATGTATGGATTGGTGCGATTAATACGGATATTTTGCCAACAGGAATTTATTTAAAAACAGCAAGTTATTTAAAGGATGGAGTTGACTTAGCACCAATAGTTGACGAGGTATTGAAAACCGATTTACTAAATAATATTTATGTTTTTAGCGGTGCGAAGACATATCAACAAACAAAAGCATTAACATCATTGTTGGCAGTTCCTGAGTTTCAATCTAATTTCTATAAATTTAAAGAACAAGCAAAAAGCATCTTTAATGTTTACAACGAAGATTATTTACAAGCCGAATATCAGACAGCCAAAGCAAGTGCCAGGATGGGTGCAGAGTGGAAACGTATTGAGGCAGATGCCGATGTGTTGCCAGTGCTAAAATATCAGACTGTTGGCGATGGAAGAGTAAGACCAACACACGCTGCATTAGATAACATAGTAAGACCAATAACCGATGCTTTTTGGAAGCAATATTATCCACCAAACGGATGGAGATGTAGATGTACGGTTACACAATTAGCAGCAGATGACGAGCCATTAACGGATATGGCAGGATTTAACCCACCTGACGATGTGCCACCATTATTTAGAATGAACACCGGGCAGGATGGGTACATATTTAAGGAGAAAGGAAAGGACAAACATCCTTACTTTGACATTGCTAAGGATGACAAAGAGAACGCAAAAAAGAATTGGAATTTACCTATTTTAGTATAATGGCAAAGCAAAATAAATTCAATTTTAAGGGGATAGAAAAGAAAGCGAGAACTACTTTAGAGAATGCTATGGTAGAGATTGGAAACTCTGCCAAAAGTTTTTTTGTTGAAAATTTCAGAAAGCAGGGATTTGACGATAAGAATGTAGAAAAGTGGCAGCCAAGAAAAAAAGCAGATAAGAGGGCAGGTAGAGCAATATTGGTAAAGACAGGAGATTTAAGAAGGTCAATAATTCGTAATCCTGCAAATAGAGCAGCGTTAAGTATAAAGATTAGCACAGATTTAGTTTATGCAGCAAGGCACAACAATGGATTGAAAGGTATGCCCAAAAGACAATTTATGGGTGATTCTTACAACCTCAATGAAAGGATAAAAAAAATAATTGTTAAACGATTAGACAAAACATTTAAGTAATGCAATTATCAATTTATAACGATTTAAAACAAAGGATTAGCACATTAGCGGCACTTAAATATGTTGCACTATGGAATAATCAATTTGAACGTGAGGATGTAAACGTGCCATTTGGCTATCCTTGTTGCTTTATTGAGTTTGCAGATACATCTTATGTTGATGACCTTAATTTAAGACAAAGAGGAACATTGCAGATAAATATTCATTTAGGTTTTGAAAGCTACAAAACTGAGGACACCGATATTCTACAACTAAAACAAGATTTAAACGAGTTAATACATGGATGGAGTACACCTAACAACACCAAGTTTTTAAGGAGGTCAGAAACGCAAAATTTCGACCATACAAACATCCAAGATTATATTATTAGTTACCAAGTTACAGGATTAGATGTAACATCCGTAAATTTGCCAACAGCAGATGCAACAGTTAGCACGTTAATATTAAATGTAGACCCTATAATTGATAATAATACGATTAGAACAGGAGTATTAGCAGACGATGTAATATTATCAACTGAGGATGGATTTGAGATAACAACAGAAAGTGGTTATGAATTAGTAATACAACAATAAAAAAATGGCAAAGCAAAAAATATCAAACTTACCATCAGCCGCAACATTAACAGGTGCGGAGGTA